AATCCCCCCGGGCCTACCTAATTCCCGCTCTGTAGCCCACAGGGCGAGATTTTTCTGTGGGTGGGTAAGACATCGGGCCAGAATCACGCCCCTTTTCCCATTTGATCCGGCAGATCCTCCACCCGGTAGAGCTGGGGCCGCCGAGTTGGGTCCACCGGCTCGCCCGCTCGGTCTCGCGCCGTCTGCTCACTTACGCCATAAATCTCTGCGATGTGGCGGGCCGTGACTAGACCGATCTGCACGGCAGCCAGCGCGTCCATGTTTTCGGGCACGTCGTCCAGTGCCTTCTGCACGGCCCGCGTGGCGGCGGCCTCGCGTTCTTGCTGGAGCTCGTCCTTCGTCATTTCGATCTTTGTGGTGCGCTCCATTGTGCTATGCTTCTGTGATCGTGTATCGCGTGAGGTGCCCGTCTCCGTCCATCAGACGCGCCTCCAGGGACACGCGCCGGATGTCTTTCGGCCCGTCCCCGCGTAGCACGCCTGCTTCCACGAGGCCGTCCGTGATGAGCTTTGAGCCTGCGGCCAAATTCTCCGCGTCGTACCGGCGCCCAGAGCCCCAAAGCACGACGCACTCGACGGCGACGGGGTACTCTTTCACCGACACGTCAGGCGCGTGCAGGGCGGTCTTCTCGTGCCAGGTGTCCCGAGTCTTTTTGCGTTTTGACCAGTGCATCCCGCTGTAGAAGGCGTTCAAGCTAGGGGGTTTCCCAGGGACCTCGATGGTCAGCGGGAGGGTGGCGTCATTTGGCTCATCTACGGACTCGTTGATCTGGCAGTCGTCACTCAGGTCGAGATCGTCTAGACTACTGGCTCGGACGCTCATTCTCCACTGCCCTCCGCGTCGAACAGCCGACGCGCCGTGCGCTCAAGAATTGAACGGAGTGTGTCGGAGTACCCGAATCGCTCCTGGTTCTTCTCAATCGAGTCGAAAATGTCTCCGTCCTCGTGCCGCTCAGACGCTGCCTTCCAGTCCACCAGCATCTCGGTAAGGTCCAGAAGCGACATTCGTTCAAGGTGCTCCTGATAGTGCTCGGGGTGGTGGCGGTGTTGGCTATAGTGATGATCCAGCGCCGCGTCCAACTCACCCAGAAGCTCTTCGTATCGCTCTGAACCGTACTCTACCTCATCCAGTCGGGCACTTACCTGCGCAAATTTGCTGAACTCTGGCTCTTCGAGCTTGGTGTCGTCATGGACTCGGCCTCGCTCTAGCAGCCGGCCAACAACCTCGTGCAAAAGCTCCTGCACACGGCGGACGTGAGCTAGAGTATCATCTAGGGTTTCTCGCTCTTCTTCAGTCATAGCTCAGTGATTACTTTGAAAAAGACGCGTTTATCGGTAGTGTGTGTGGTCTTTACGGCGTACCCGTTGGCAATCCATACCTCACCAGGCTTTTGGCATGTGTCGGGGACTTGATGCCGTGGAACGCTGCTCTCATCACTCATCTCTGCTGCCCTCCGCGCTGGCGAGCGCGTCGTTTACTTTGGCACGTCGTGCATCATGACCAGGGGCGTGGGGGTGATCCATCATTTCGGCGGTGTCCTCAAGAGCTTCTAGGATTTTGGGCAGCGCCTTCTGAACTGCTACAGGGTCGTAGCCCATCTCTTTGGCCTCCTCCGCAGCGGTGCCAGCCGCGGCGATGAGGCGGGCCCGGTCAAAGGCAGTCTCGCCGTAAACAGGATTGTCGCATACCGTCGCCACGAGGTCGCCATCTGACCCCCAGACGTGGGCGTGTGCGCTTTCATCCGGGCGCTCAGGCTCCCACGGGGCGGAGGCGAAAGGCGTCGGCTCCACGTCGGTCTCGGATTCGGTCTCGTATTCGTTCTGTGTCTCGCTCATTGATCGGTGTCTTGGTCTAATTCAAGAGATCGTTGGCCCCAATCACACTCGACGCACTGCCGCTGGTCATTGCCAGCTGGCTCGGTCGGTGCGCCGCACTCGGGGCAGGGTTTGTCGAAGCTGATGCTCATAGCTCGCCGTTGCGGTACTGGCGGACGTAATCGCTCACAGTGCTACGGCTGATGCCGTAGGATCTTGCGACCTCCATCATCGTCAGGTCAGACTGGAAGTACATCTCAATGACCGGCTCGGGGGAGCAAATCTTGCTCCGCCCCCCCGTGTAGCCGCCGTTCCAGTCTACCTCGGTGTTGATCCATCCTTCCATAGACCAGTGCCGCAGCGTGCGCACTGGCACATCCAGTAACTCCGACACTTGCGGAAGTGGCATTGAGTCCCAAAGCTCGTCGGCGCGAGATATTTGCTGGGCGCTGTACTTCGTGTTGTGCTTGGCCTCAGTGTCGATGAGGCCCTGTCGCTTCCAATTTGAGAGCGTGCTCTTGGAGATGCCTGTCTCTTCCGCTACGTCGCGCATGGGCATCTGGTCGTACAGGCGATCAGCCTCTTGCACGTCGCTCATCGTGTACGTAGGCATGGGAGGGAGGAAGGTCGTGAGAGTCTAGCGAGAGGGTCGTCGGTGCCTAGAAGGGGAGGTCGTCCGAGGGCTCAAAGTTTTCCTGCCCGTCGCTCGCCTGCGAAGTCGGCTCGGGCGCGGGGTCGGACTGGTGCATGGCCCCGTCGCCGCCGGCATCGCCAGGAGAGTCGAGGAACTGGACTTCTTGGGCTCGCACGCTCAGGTCCTTGCGGCTCTGCCCATGCTCATCTTCCCACGTCGAGGACACCAGTTTGCCTTCGATGTAGACCTGGCTTCCACGATCAAGGTACTGCTCGCAGATTTCGCCCAGCTTGTCCCAGGCTTCGATCTCAACCCACACGGTCTGCTCGACTGTCTCGCCGTTCTTTTCGTAGCTGTCATCGAGGGCGAGCGGGAAGTTGCAGACCACGCTATTTTCAGAGACGCGGGTAAGCTCAGGCGCGTCTCCCAGGTTGCCGATGAAGGTGTTACGATTGATGGATCGGTTAGGCATGTGCTTCCTTGGATTGTTCGTCAGAGAAAGAAATGTAGTCTTCGGGCATATCGGGGTGAAGCTCGCGGCGGCAGGCCCAGCACCGCCACACATTCGGTCGTACTTCCTTGAGGTCGGGAATCCACTCCACGCCCCGCACCGGAATCCAGTCCGTGCAGCTTCTCCCGCAGTCGGTGCAAGTTGGGGGGTCAGTCACAGTCCTAACAGCGTTTCCAAAAGTGTCTCAAGTCCGCTCAAGTAACGGCGGTCTTCTGCATTGCTCATCGTGTCGCTGTCGGCGGTGTCATGGCGACTCGCCACCTCATCCGTCACGAGCGAGATAAAGTCTTCATCATCTAGGTACCGCAGTCGGTCGCGGATCTCTGCGTCTAGGACGTGTTCAGGGCCAGAGTCAGCGCCCCGCTTCCAGTTGCACTCTGGGCTCTCAGGGCAAGCGTAGCTGTTGATCGGCGGCCCATAGAACTCCATTTCGGCCCCGCAGTATTCGCACGTTCTCGACTCAGTCGACTCAGTATCAGGCATGGCTCTGTGTGTCTGTGAGGTAGCGTCGAAGGTGACGGTGTGCTTGCTTCCACAGGTCGATGCTGCGATGATTCTGGAAAGCCTCGTGCCCCAGATCGTGATAGCGGCGGTGGCAGTCTCGGCACAGCGGGATGGCCGTCAGGTCGCTCCCGCCAGCACCGCGTGAGGTCAGGTGGTGCGGGTCATTCGGGGCAGGGGAGAGGCACACGGCGCATTTCTGCTGGCGCGTGTACTCCAGAAAGCCCTCATCAGTCACTCTATGCGGGTCGCTCATGGGCAAGGCGGTCCTCATCTTGGAATACGATGTCGAGCTTCCTTACGTCCTCGTCGCGCCGGACCTGCTCCATGTAATCGCTCATCTCAGTCTGGTCGAGCGTGGTCGTGGTTGGCGTTTCGCCCGGTTCGTCGGCCGTTAGGTATTTGCGTTTGAACCAGCCGTGGAGCGTGTCCTTATTGACCGGAAGCCGCACCATTTCACCACCCGGCCCCATGATGTGCCACTGGTCTATGCCCGCACGCCGGAAGCTTTCGGCAATCTCGCCAAGCATCGCCCAATACTTTCGGTTCTGCCGCAGCGTCCGCGTCGGGCGGCGCACAACGATCTCTGCGCGGCCTCCGCTGAATAGGTTGAACGCATCGGCAAGCCAGTTAAGCAACGTCTCGCCCGCCGTCTCGCCGTGCAGCGTCCCGTCCTCCTTAATGGTGGCGGTCGTCTTTTGGGCGTGGGGCATTAGTCTATGTATTGCTGAAGATCATACCGCTCGGCGCACCGCATGAGCACCTCCACAGGCGGGGTCGTCGCGTAGGCGTGCTGCGGCGGCGTGGGGAGGATGTGGTTCCAGTTAGGCATCAGTACAAATCCGTTTCTTTTAGCGCATCGGTGAGGATGTGCTTGGCCCGACTGTTAGCATGGACACGGGCTTCGCGTATCGCCTCTTCAAGCGCCTCAATTATATCCTTGGCCTCCTCCAGGGACAGGTCTTCAGGGGGTTCTTTACTCATCGGGAATCAGTCGTTTGGTGTCGGTTTCAGCGCCGATCCAGATGTCCATTTCGACGTGCCGCCCGTCTTCTTTGGCCGACTCTGCCCGACGTCGAAACTGCTCGGCCAACGCCTCCAGCCGCCCCGACACGATCCCGTCATCAGGGTCGCAGCTTTGTAGGTGCTCGCAGATGTTGCGGATCAGGGCCATACGCTTCGGGTAGGTGTCCCGCGCATCGGTTTCGTAGGAGAACGCCTTGTCCATCTTCTGCGGGCGGTCGGGAATCTCGACGTCGTGCTCCCGCGCCCACTCTAGGGCACGCTCCCAATCGCCGTTTGTGATTGCGTCGATTGCGTCTACTCCAGTCATAAGCGTGTCGGCGGTCCTGTGAGAATGAGAAGGATGATAACAAAGGCAAGGATGCCAGCTACGGCGATGGCCCAATCAGGCATGGCGCAGGTGGCGTGTCCAGTCAGTAACGTCCTTCGCGTGCCGGATGTACGTCTCTCCGCCATCAGTCTCCACCCGAACGGCGGGCAGGCCGATGCCCGTCACTTTCGCGGGCACGCTGATGGAGGTGTCATCGGATTCGTAGGGCAGCGCGAGGCGCTGGCCCAGCTCTAGGTCGTCCATGGGGGTAGGGGGTTGATTAGAGTCCAGCGTCTTTGAGAAGCTCAGAGGGTTTCGCGTCGAAGGCATCGGCAATTTTCGCCAGCGACTTCAATTCGGGGTGCTGGTTGTGATTCTCGTATTCGCAGACATTGGCACGGCCCACGCCCGCCCGCTCGGAGAGGTCCCGTATCGACCAGCCGCGAATCTCTCTGAGTTCGCGGATCGTGTCGCCGAGGGCGTCGAGGTCCATGGCGTCATTCGTCGCTGTCTTGAAGGTCAGAGTGCAGGATGCACCCGAAGTCTGCGTGCGTGTGAAAGTCCTCGGGGCCTGTGCCTACACTTTCCTCGCACAGCGCACGCATCTTCCCGTCGTGGGACTTCAAGGACGGCTCGTGCCATTTATCACACGTCTTGCAGTTCGGATATTCATCTTGGTTAGTCATGGCCTATGGCGTGAAGGTGATGGAGACATCGAAGAGCGCAGCGGCGAGCTCGTACATACCCCACGACACGAGGCACAGAATCATGCCGAGCACAATGCCGCAGCCGATCATCTCTTTGGGGTCTGGAATCTGTATCATGATTATCGAATCCGTTCATATTTTTCATAACGAGAAATTTCGTCTTGGTACTTCTGCCACGCTTCGTCGTCAAGCTGAAAGTCAATATCAGCCTCTTTAATTAGCCACCGTATGTATTGCGGGTCTCGCTCTAATATCTCCCAAAGCTGATCTCCTTCGTGTTTCCCAAAAGGTAGTGGCTCATCAAGGCTTGTAGGCGAATAATCAAGCATGGCGCGTCTAGGTGTCATTTCGCATGTAAAACGGAATGGGCGGGATTCCAGCAAGGCGGTACGTTTCTTCTACGACCTCCGTGGTGGCACGGCGGCCAAAACTGTGCGGCTTGTCGTGCCAGTACCAGAAGCGGAGGGCGTTTCGGGCTGCTTCAGAAGTTACCCGAGCAAGTGGCGTAGTGCGTGGGGTTTGCATACCGTACCAGGTCGGTTCAAAAGGGCGCGTCGTCTTCATTGCGTTCGGCAAGCGGTTCCCAGCGTACCCGGTCTGCGACGTAGGCCAGCTTCGCCTCGCCTGTTGGCCCGTTGCGCTGCTTGGACACGATGGCGAGCCCTTCCCCCTCAGTGCTCCCGCCTTCGGGCCACTGCGTGATGCCATAGTATTCAGGGCGGTACAGCCCAATTGCCACGTCGGTAGGCTCTTCGCCTGCTTCCCGCAGGTCCGACAGCGTGGGCCGCTTTTCGCCGTGCTGGTTGTCAACTCTTTTCGTCGTCTGTGACGGCGTAATGACCGGGATGCCGAGGATCTTTGCCGTGTCCTTGAGCCCTTGCGCGGACTCGTGGACTTCGTGGTGCTTCTTGTCGTAGCTGGCCGATGGCGGGGCGGACATGATTTGCAGGTAATCCACCACGGCTAGGTCGATGCCCTTCTCGTATTGGAGGCGCCGCAGGCTTGACCGGTGGCTCAGGTAATCCAGCCCCGAGGCTTCGATAATCTCCAGCGGCATGTCACCAATCCGGGCCGACGCTTTCGTGACCTTCTCCATTTCTCGGTCTGGGATCGTGGTCTGCCGCAGATTCACGCCCGACTCCATCTGGATGAGCCGCCGAAACAGCGCCTTCTCGCTCATTTCGAGCGTGTGGATTGCTACTCCGTACCCCTCGGACGCGGCGTGCAGTGCGACCGTAAGCGCCCACGCGGTTTTCCCCATGCTAGTCGAACCGAACGGAATGATGAGCTCCCCGTCGTGGAGGCCACGAGTCATTCTGTTCATATTCGGGAATGGCGTGGGAATGCCGGTCACCCGCTCGCCCTGCTCTTCTTCCAGGTCTTCAAGCACCTCCTGAATCACTTTCGTAGACGGTCGGCTTTCAGACCCGCCGGCTCGCTGTGTCAGGTCGATTACGTCCTCCTCAAGCGTGGTGGCCGCCTCGGTGAAGGTGTGGCCGTTCTTGGCGTTTTGGATCGCGTCTTGGGCAAGGCTGATGAGTTGGAGGTTGCCGTATGACTCCTGCACCTCCTTCATGAAGCGCCCGATCTGTTGCGGGCTCGGGCGCATTTCGAGCACCTCGTCTACGTCCTCTTCGGGGCCGCCGTAGGTGCTCCGCACCGTATCGGGGTCAGGGCGCCCGTCTTTCGCAATCGACAGCACGCAGGCGGCCAGTTCGTCGTAGCGATCGAACATGTCGGGGCGCATCTGGTCGATGGCCCGCTGGCGCACGTCGCCCCCGCCTCGCATGACGGACGAGAGAAGGCACTTTTCGGCCTCGTGTGCTGTGGGATAGTCGCTCATGGCTCGATCTAATTGATGCGGTAGCCGCGTGCGTTGTATTCAGCGCCGGGTTCGGGGCTGCCCTTGAGTTTGCCGTCTTCGGTCACGGCCATGTTCGTGTCGTGCTCAAGCTCTTTCTCGTAGGAGGATTCGAGGTAACCGAGTTGAATCCGCCGCGCATCGCGGTCTACGTTGACGTATGCTTCTCGCAGGACAGAGCGGAACGCCTCGGGGTCCCACCTCGGGGCCTCTGTGGTGAAATACTTCTTCAGTTCTTGGCGCGTCCCGATGGTTGGGCGCTCTCCAGTCACGTCTACCCAGATCTGTACGCCCTCTGTATCACCCTCCCGCGCACGCGCTTCTTTTCCGTTTTGGTGTGTATCCGTATTGGTAGTCCCGGCTTTTCCAGTCTTGGACGATCCAGATCTGGAAAACCCCGATCTGGCTTCATCGTCGTCTAAGGGCGATTCTCGCACCACGTACTCCCACTCGGCAATCGTGCCGTCTTCATTGCGCCGGGGCTCGCGCTGGATGTATCCGGCCTCCATCAGTTCATCGATGCCGCTACGGACAGACGTTTCGCCGTCCGGCCCGAGATCGGCAAGTTGAGACTGATACACGTCCCAATCGTCACAGCGTGATAGGAGGTAGGAGAGGAGCCCCTTTGCCTTAAAGGACAGGGTGTCGTCCTCCAGCATCGCGTTACTGATCTGCGCGTAAGGGTGCTCGTGGTCTTTGGGGCGTCGGAAGTAAGCCATTAGTCTAGGTGTTCTGTATCTGCATCGAATCGTTGAACCTCTCGGTGTCCTTGCCTCTCTCGGTCGAGGACGTGCTCGAAAAGCTCATCTAGTTTCTTCTGCCAGCGGTCAAACGCCTCCCGGTCGCGCCGCTCTTGCGCGGCGGCTCTTCGCTGGCGGTACTCGTCCCGAAGGCGCAGCTCTTCGGAGTTCATCGCCTGCCATGCCCTGCACCGTTCTGCCCACTCCTCATCTGTGTAGTCGGGCGTGGTCGGCTTCGGGGCCTGCTCCTCCTTGCGCTTTACCTCACCGGAGAGGCTGGACCGGTCAATGCCGTAGGCGTCGAGCGCGTCCCGCATGTCGGTGTTGCGAAGCTCGGCGTATAGCTCCACGCCGTCCCCGCCGCGCGAACAAGAGAAGCAGTGCCACACGCCCGAGTCGCCCACGTCAGAGTCGAAGGACAGCCCCCGCCGCGCATCACACCACGGGCAGCGGTATCGGTCGCCCTGTGTGGCCTCTAAGTCAGCTTTGAGATTAGGCATATCACAGAAAGGCAAAAGAAAAACCCGGACACGGCTTCGCATTTCGCGGTCGGGGGCTGCGTGCCGTGCCCGGGTAGGGGCTTGCGTGTCGTAAGTAACACAGCCCCCGACCAAAGAGGCTCAAAATGCGTGAAGGCTTACACCCTGAGTGTAAGTTTGTTTCACATAAATGCGTGACTCCACGTACTCAGCCGCCGTTGTAGAGGTGCAGCCCCAGCCCGAACCGGGCGGCGGCGCGTCGGAAGGCCATGCTCTCCGCGTTGGATTGAAAGTCGCCGTAGGAGTCAGTGTCCAGCGTCTCCGAGCCGGTTGCCATGCGCGTGTACTCTCCGTCTGCGGCCTCAATCGTGATCTTGACGGTCAGGCAGATGCGGTCTTTGACCACCTCGCGGTCCACGACTTCGTAGTGCCAGTGGCCGTTCGTGTAGAACTGGAGGAGCTGCTGCACGCGGTACCAGGGGATAAAGTCAATCTCGTTGCCCCCACGCCGCTTCTGCTCCACGAGGCGGGCTGGCACCTCATCATGCAGGTCTTCGGAGATCGCGGCCCAAGCGCGTCGGTCTGCGCCCTTTACAGTGGTCGGTGAGTCGTCCATGGGTCTGTCTTGATCTGTGAGAAGAGTGCCGGGAGGCCGCGACCAATGCCCGTGACGGCCTCCTGGCACCCTTCCAGGTGCCGTGGTCTATGAGACAATCCGAGAGTGAGCGATGCCGTCGTAATGCTCGGTGACGACGGTGTGCTGCGGCTCGGTGTGCTCGCGGTGCGCGACCATGCGCTTATGCTTGCGGGAGGCCCGCCGCTGTTTCTCGGCCTGATACCGCCGCGCAGCCTCGGCCTGCATCGCTTCGAGCGCCTGATGCACCTCCCATTGGCTGAGGCCATCGCGGGGCAAGTCGTAGGAGAGGCACTGCCAGTCGTAGACCGGCAGCCATACGTCTGCCCCGTATTCGATGGACCGGCGGCGCGAGAGGGAGAGGCGGTAGCCGTTCCCGACGTGGGCGTCAGACAGCCGCACTTGGCAGTGTTTGAGCTTGACCGTCTCGCTGCGGATCTTCGCGCCGGGGCGGTGTTCGGGCTTAACTTGAGGCATGGTCGTCACCTCCGCCGTCGAGGGCGTCCCTGAGCGTGTCTATGGCGTCCTGTGTGCGCCCGTGGTCGAACTGGAAGGTGGCGTCAGCCATTGCCTCTCGGAGACGCTGAATCTCCTCCTCACGCTCCTGCACCATCTGGCGCAGGGTCTGGGCCTCCGTGTTGGTCGTAGACTGCGGCGGGCGTTGTGGCTTCACGGGTGCGGGTCTGGATGATTGGAAGGGAGCGGCGGGGGATCTAGAAGCGAGTCGGGTCATGAGGACACCACCTCCGCGTTCAGCGTCGTCGGGTGGTCCTGGATCATGCCTTGCAGGATTTGCAGTGCCTCTTGCGGGGTGTAGGTCGGCCCGATCTCCTCGGACAGCTTTTCCGCGTCCTTTCGGAGCCCCGTAGGCAGGTCCAAGCGCTCAAGTTTGCCGGCCATCACTGCCGCCTGAAACGCCTGGGGCTTGAGGTCGGTGATGGGGCCTTCGTGCGAGAACAGCCGGACGCGGCGCTGCTTGCGCCCCTCGCCGCCGACGTGTTTGCGGATGTGGCTGAAGGCAACGACTTGGCCGCCGAGGCGGGCGAATCGCAGCATATAGGAACCTCGTGCTGGTTTGGTCTTAGGCATAACGTCTTTCACTGGTAGTGAGAGTCTAGCGAGGCCCACGTCGTCGCAGCGGCGTGGGCTTTCTCTTTGCGCCATGCGTGGCGCAGCCGGGAGGGCAGGACTCGAACCTGCACTCTGCGTTTAGTGGCTTACCTCAGATCCCTGCACCTGCTTGAGCCAAATCCACAGGCGCTCCGATAAGGGTGCGTCTACCAATTCCGCCACCTCCCGATATGTGCGCCGGACTCTGTAGCGGCTACCAGCTTCACGAGCACGTCGCAACGCCCTCGTGCGGCTTGATGCATCTGCGGTGCGGGCTGTTGGGCTCGAACCAACGACCCCTGATCAAGGGATTACCAAGGCCGGGAGCTACTCCGGTAGCCCGCAAGTGCCGCGCTTCATCGGGAGCGCCCTCCACGCGGCTGTCGCTGTGTGTGTGACCGGGGCAGGACTCGAACCTGCGCTGCTGCTCCCCGACGACCCGAAGCAGGAGGCGGGAAGCAGTGGTCTACCATCAGCCACCCGGTCAAATGCCCCGTCTTTTTAGCGCGGGGCGTTCTAGGCTCTCAAGGTCGCCAGCCCGCCCGATAGCTTGGTTTTGCGAGGACTTAGCTCGGGTCGAAACAGTCCTCTTGTGACCGGGGCAGGACTTGAACCTGCAATGGGGTTGGTCTTAGTTTTCCTGAGCCGTCTCGCTCGCAACTTGGACCCCAAAGATCGTAGGTCTATCACTATCGCGCCCCTGTATCTCACAGGCACTTTTGCATGGCGCGGCGTCTACCAATTCCGCCACCCGGCCAAGTGCCCCGGGGCTCCTAAGCCCGGGGCCGCAGAGGTCCTCTTACTACCTCTCCTCACGCTTGTACTTTTGCGCGTAGAGAGTGAAGAAAGAAGGAGCTGGTGTAATGTGGGCGACCAGCGGCGCCCTGCCCGCAGTCGCGGGCGCTACTCAATCGGATCGGAAAAGTGGTGCTGCCGCTTGAGCTCGCGGATCTTGCGCTCCCGCTTCCGCTCGCGGGCGGTTTGCCGGAGACGGATCGCGTGGGGTTGCGGCTTGCCGCTTCGCTCTTTGCGGTCGTTTTCATCCATGTCGGTGTAGAGGCAAGAGAAAAAGCCCAGGCGGCTCGGAGGAGACGGGACATCCACTGCGTGAGCCACCTGGGCCAAGTATGTGCCGTGGGATGTCCCGTCCCGTGTCTGCAAGGATGCTAATACAAGTGCGTGGAAACGGTTTCTCGATTATAGTATGTTCACACAAACTATAAGAAAACACGCAGCGACCCAGGTAAGGGTTTACGCGGTCTTTATCTCAGCTTCGTTAGAGCCGGTAACGGTCCTGTGTCTTCCTGCGTAGATACATCCCAACAAGCATTCTCTTTTCGATGCGTCCCCCTCAGCATCAGCCGCCCTAGCCATGACCGAGATTGCAAAAGAACTAAAGCGTTTACGTAATGAGCTCAATTTAAACCAGGAGCAGGCCGCTGAGAAATGTGACGTGTCAGTCGGTACGTGGCAGTCGTGGGAGCAGGGCCGGCACACCCCAAGTGCAGCAAAGATGGATCATGTTCGGGCTACTCTAAACGCTCGTAACAAAGATGTGAGCAAGCACGTACAGAAGGATGGAGGCACGCAGACAACTCTGCCCTTACTGTCAGTATCTGCGGAGGCGGGATCCTCGTCCAACCTTTGGCAGACAGCCATCAAGTCGTACATGTCAGTCGATAGGTCGGTAATCAGCACAGAGACAGGCGCAGACCCAGATCGTCTCGCCGTGGTGCCTGTCTCGGGGGACTCCATGGAACCGACCATTTCGGCTGGGGACCGAGTGGTGGTTGTGCGCCGGGGAGCGACCCCATCCATCATTGAGGGGTGCGTCTACGTCTGGCGGTCCTCGCGGCGCGGTGTGATTTTGAAGCGTGCCGACTGGAGAGACAGCAATACGCTCATCTTGTGCTCCGACAACGAGAGGTATTCAGATATAGAGCTTGATTGGGACAACCAGGAAGCGTGGGAGTGCTTGGGGCAAGTCGTACGCGTGATGTCGGCGGTCTAAGGATACTACGTTCAGGTATCAGGATACACTTGAAACCACAAGTATCCTCGTAGGTAAGGGCAAGTGGCTAACGCCGCTTGCCCTTTTTCTATTGTCGAAACCGCCGTTTTCGATGCAGCGCACCGACGCCGGTACCTGCTATCATCTCAAAGACGCCTCCGTCGAGATCAGCGGGACGCCCGCGCAAGAGGCAATATTGGATGCGGCAGCGAAGGTGTACGCGGCGACCGAACAGCCCCTCGTGGTTACGTCTGCGGAAGACGGTGAACACATGGAGGGCAGCCTGCACTACGACGCGAAAGCCCTCGACTTGCGTGTGTGGGACTTGGGGGACCATGAAGAGGTGGCCCGAGAGATACAGGCCCGCCTCGGCGGTGACTACGACGTGATTGCCGAGTGGAGAGTGGAGGGGGATGGGGAAGTGCCTTCGCATATTCACGCGGAGCACGACCCCGCATAGTGCCATGAGACACGCAGTCGCACGAGAGGCGCCGCGAGGCGATCCGATGACCGACCTCATCTATCTGATTTGGGGCGCCGTCGTGTCATGGGCGCAATGGCTCGACTTGGCGGCTCTGAATGAGGGCGTCGGCATCGCGGTCGGGGCGTTGACGATTGTGTTGCTGCTCTACCGGATCACGCTCGCGCACCTGGAGCTAGAGGAAGAGACAGAGGAGGCGTAACGCTCATAAAGGCACCTGCTGGATGAAGGCCGCCCTCAACCTGATTTCCGAGCTGGACGAGCAGGCGATCCGTGACGTGCATAGCGGAGACATCTTCCGCAGCTCTTTGAAATCACTGGCTGAAGAGAGCGGCTTCCCGAAGTCGGCAGGGGAGTACGCCCACAGGTTCATCCGCGCCCACGAGAACGTGGAGTTCATCATCGCCGCCTACAAGCACGGCGTGAGCCACGCGATGGACGCGGCAGACGCGCCCGAGGTGGAGGGCAATGTTGCTGATGTGACGGTCAAGTACCCACACGGGCGGCCCGTTCGTGGACTGGAGCGCCTGATGCGCGACCACGAGATGGCGCCCGACGAGTGGGAGGTAGACAGCATGACGGTCAACGAATGGCCGACGACGATGGGCGCCGATGAGGGCGTGATCTACGTTAACAACTTCCAGGCCAAAGCCCGCCTCAGCCGAAAAGAGCGCACGCCGAAGTACGAGCGGGTGCAGCCGGTAAGCGTGGAGGCGCCGGACCCGCCGGATGTTCAGCCCTTGGACCGGAGACGGCCAGAGGGCTTCCGCACTGCTCTGATCGTCATGGACCGGCAAACCGGGCATCGCCGGGACGACCAAAGCTGGACCTACGAGACGATTCACGACCGGGAAGCGATAGACCTGGCGGTGCAGGTGGCCGCCCTTGCGAAGCCGGAGGTTGTGGTGGACGTGGGGGACGTGCTCGACTTTGCGGGGGTGAGCTCATACGTCGGGACGCCCGACCTCAAGAGGAGCCTACAGCCTGCCATCTGCGAGGCCGCTCACGACAACGCTCGCCTCCGCGCTGCTGCGGAAGCAGAGGAGATGCACATACTGGAGGGCAACCACGATGAACGCCTCAACGAAAAGCTACTGGAGGACGCGCAGGAGATGTACCAGTTGCGGGAGGCAGAGGCGCAGATGAACGGCGGCCCGCCCGCGATGAGCGTTCCCGCGCTACTCAACCTAGACGACGCCGGCATTGAGTGGCACGAAGGCTACCCTGACAACGAGCTGCTTCTGAACGACGGGTTGGCAATTGAGCATGGGGACACCGCAAAGTCCGACTCGGGCGGGACGGTGCGCTACATGCTCAAGTACGAGACAACCGACTACTCGCGCATTTTCGGCCACATCCACCGGCACGAGATCGCATGGGACACGACGTGGAAGGGACAAGAGCGGAGGGAGCTTTGCGCCGCAAGTGGCGGATGTTTGTGCAGAGTAGACGGCGGTGTTCCAGGCGTCAAGCAGCGCCAGAACTGGCAACAAGGGCTTATCCTCTGCCACTACGACCCCGAGGGGTGGAAACACCTGATTGAGCCGGCTCGGATCTACCCTGAGACAACGGGTGGGCCGAGCGTGTGCTGGTTCCGGGGGCAAAAGCTGGTGGCCGATCCGCCGACACCAGAAGAGCTCAGTCACAAGACTGGATTTGACTTCACATGACCCGACTCGCCGCGCTGCTACTTATTGCCGCCTCTTTTGTCACCACTGCCGAGGCGCAAGAGCGCACCTTTGTTCACCGCTTTGAGACGAAAACGGTGTACCTAGAGGTCGCTGAGCACTGGCTGGAGGTGTGGTCCGTGACGGACGAGGGGTGCATGATGTATCCGAGCTCGCCCGAGGCGACCGACAGGGCGCTGCGCTTCAAGGGCGGGACGAGGTGGAAGCTGGCGGCCACCAAAGCCGGTATGGAGGTGACGTTCCCAGAGGGGCGCACGGTACGGTACGAGGCGACGGAGAAGGAGCCGGAAGCACTCTGCGGATTCGACGGACGCGACATCTAATGCCATGCACGTCCGAGAGTACATCGACAAGGATGACCGCTTTCGCGTAGCCCACAACGGCGTGATACACGGCGAAGATTTAGGGATGCGCGTCGGCACGCGGCGGGCGGGGCGCAATCACTACCACAGCAAGCACGGCATGGAAATGACGTGGACAGCGATGAAATGGTATCTCGGAATCGACGTGCCTGAAACAGACGAATGATCCCGCTCCCGTCACTTACCGACAGCGCCGCGAGCCTTGGGTTGGCTGTGCTCGCAATTGCGCTGGTGGTCTTTGGGACGTGGATCGGGCGGTGGACGGCGCCGGATGCAAACACCGTTACGACTGCCCCCGATACGGTGACGGTCGAACGCGAGATCACGAAGCGGGACACGGTGACGGAGACGGTGGCAGAGACGATTGTGCGATACGACACGGTGACGACCACAGACACGGCCTTCGTGCCTGTGCCGACTGGCTGGCAGCCCACAGGGCTGATCGGGTCGGCGCCATTGGACATCGGCCAAGACGAGGCAACCCTGACATACTGGAATCACACAGGGGGGCGCTTTGAGCAGAAGGTGTACGACATTCCGCAACCAACCTGGAGCATCGCGCCGTCCGTGACCGCCGAGGCCACGCCGGATGGTCCCGTGACGAGCGCGGCCCTGACGGTGAGTAGAAAGAGCCTCAGCCTGAGCGCGGGGTACGAGGTGGCGCAGGATTACCACGGGTGGACGGTGGGGCTGACGTGGACTCCGTACAAAATCGAATGGTGACATGCTCGACAAGCTAAAGACAGCTACAAAGTACGCAGAAAGCCGTCATGCGTCTAGCTGGATTGTAGGGGCGGCCCTGATACTCGGCGGGGTCGGCATCTACATGGGCATCCCCCGCGATGCGGTCTACATGGCGACGGCGGGGCTGGTGCTCGTTCTTGTGCCTCTACTGAATAGCGTTACAGACTGATATGGCTGGCATCAGCTTTGATTTCGAGACAGGCCAGATCGACAAGGGGGACACGAAGACGCTTCGTGTCTCTGCGACGGACGACCGTGGAGAGCGACTGAAGCTCGACGCAATCACCCTGGAGATTGACGTGAATGGGGCGGTGACGACGCTCACGAAATCCGACTTTTCCGTGTCCGACAGAGTGTACACGACAAAGCACACATTTGAAAACGCGGGCACGCTTCAGCTGACGACGGATTCGGACTCGTGGCTGCACTCGCTGTGGCACGTGCTCGGGGCGGCGGCTGCCGGTACCGCACTGTACCTCGTGTAGCGTGCGTAGTTTTTCGCAGCTTTTACGATATGGCTTCTCTCAGAGACACAGAGCGACGGAAGATTGTCCAGCGGCTCGCTGCATTTGAGTCGCCCACGGCGGTCGCGGAATGGGCCTCTGAGACGTTTGAGAAGGACGTTTCCCGCCAACAGGTGAAACACTACGACCCGACCCGCGCCGAGGACACGGCCGACAAGTGGGCAGAGCTGTTCGAAAAGACGCGAGAGGCGTTCCTAAACGACTTGGACACCATCCCCCTCAGCCATCGGGCGGTGCGCCTGCGAGAGCTGACGGACCTCTACGAGCGGGCGAAGGAGCAGGAAGAGGTTGAGAAGGCCGCTCGGATGCTGAAGCAGGCGGCGAAGGAGGTGGGCGACAAATTCACGAACCGCCAAGAAGTAGACCACAGCGGCGGCTTCATGGTCCAAATTCACCCGCCGGCCGATGATTGAGATTACCGCCACTGGCCCACAATACGAGTTCCTGCGCTCGCCTGCACGCTATCGGGCGTTCGTGGCAGGAGTAGGGAGTGGCAAGACGTATGCGGGCGTGCTCGCGTCTCTCGTGGCGTGTCAGCAGGCTGAACGGGGCGCGATTGTGGCGCCGACGTACCCGATGCTCAAAGACGTGGTGCTGCCGACCTTTCGGGAGCTTGCTGAGGACGGGATTGACACGCTCAACAAGGCGGACCTCTACGCCGACATGGGGAACGGCAACCGGATTCTATTCCGGAGCGCCGACAAGCCCGAACGGCTTCGGGGAATGAACCTCGGCTGGTGCTGGGTCGATGAGGCGGCGCTAATTGACGAAGAGACGTGGGATATTTTGCTCGGCCGCCTGCGACTTGACCCTGGGCGGGCATGGCTCACGACGACACCGAAGGGGCACAACTGGGTGTATGACCGCTTCGTGGCGGACCCCGGCGACGAGCACGAGACCGTCCGCGCCTCCACGTCCGACAACCCGCACCTGCCAGAGGACTACATCAAGAGCCTTGAGGAGCAGTACACCGAGAAGTTCAGGCGGCAGGAGCTCGGTGGGGAGTTCATTGAAGCGGAGGGCGCCCTTTGGAGCTGGGATCACATCGGCCGAGAGGAGGCGCCCGAATCCCTAGACCGCATCGTGGTCGGCGTGGACCCGGCGGGCGGCGGCCCTGACGAGGTGGGTATCGTCGCCGTGGGCAAGGCGGGCGAGCGGGCTTACGTGCTGCGGGACGCGAGCATGAAGGGCAGCCCGAGCGCCTGGGCCGATGCCGTGGTGAACGTCTACAACGACCTGTCTGCGGATCGCGTGGTGGCAGAACGCAACTTTGGCGGGGACATGGTAGAATCAACGCTGCGCACGGCCGACCGCAATCTGCCGGTTGAGGTCATTTCCGCTTCCCGGGGCAAGCAGCAGCGGGCCGAGCCGGTGGCCGCGCTTTACGAGCAGGGCAAGGTGAGCCACGCGGGGCGCTACGACGAATTGGAAACGCAGATGACCACTTGGGACCCGGCCGAGAGTGACGAGTCGCCCGACCGGGTGGACGCGCTCGTGTGGGCCATGCATGAGTTGATGTTGGGGGACCCGTCGCCTGTCGATGCTGACCACGTAATTGGATTGAACTGATATGCCTGTCACTGAGGCCACTGACGCACGCTACGATAAGAAATTGCCGGACTGGATGCTTGTCCACCGAATGCTGACCGGTGACAGCGTGCGGTCTGTGTTAAAGCGGGGCAGCTTCGAGGCCCGCCGCGCCTACAACGCCCGGAAGGAGCGAGCCGACTGGAAGCGATACACCGCCGACCTGTGCAGTCGGCTCGTGGGCGAGCTCATCTCCTCTGCCGAAGAGATCGGGCGCGACACGGAGGTATCCGGCGAATACCTTGCCAGCGTAGGGCCAAACGGGCAGTCGTGGGGCGTGCAGATGATCACGCTCGCCGAAATGCTTGTGGCCTTTGATGAATGCTGGGGCATTATGGACCCGGCGCAGGGGCTGATGATCGTGGAGCCCCACCGCGTGCCCCGCAACTCCGAGCAGGCGGTCGTGATGAAGGGCATGAGGCCGCAAAGTGCCGACGAAACGGTGTTCAGCGACGAGCAGGCCCAAGAGGCGTGGACGATCTACTACCCGGACCATTATGAGGTGTGGGTGGAGTCCGACGAAGAGGGCGTGACCGAGCGGATGGTCGATGAGGGGGCGTATGCAGACGGCTTTCAGTTTCAGCGAAACGGCGTGGCGACCCCGCCGGCCGTCCACATCTCGCTGCCGTGGAAAGTGTCGTTTGGGCTTTCGGTGGCCCGCTCCCACCGGGCGCTCTACCGGATGAAGTCCAAGATGGACGAAGCGCTCACGAACGCCTTGGGCGGCCTCTTGCAGATTGCGACCGGTGGAGACGACACGCTCAAGACGCACATCGAGAAGGCATTGAAAGACGGCGCCATCGCGGTGCCCTACGACAGCGATCACGGCGAGCATAAGAGCCTGAACGTAGGCGTAGAGGGCCTGCCCCACGGCGCCGATGCGCTGGAGCGGAAGCGCAAAGAGATGTACCGAACTGCGTTTCAGAGCCTGGACCAAGCGTCGACGCAAATGAGCGCCACCGAAGCGCAGGCTCGCCACGAAGGCGGCCCGGCCGGGGCAATGTCCCAGCTGGCCGTCACGATGCAAAGTGCTGAGGAGTCGATTCTCCCGATTGTGGCGCAGGCCGAGGACTTCCGCAACGCCGGCCGCACGCTGGAACCGGAAGTGGACTGGCCCACCGACATCGGCGACCAAGACAACGCGAATGAGCGCCTCGCGAAGGCCATCTTCCGCAAGAACATTCCCGCTGACGTCGAGACGGCGACCGACGTGGTCATGGGCATGTTTGCGGAGGCAGGGCACGACCCTGAGCGGGACGCCATCGAGGAGGAGGTGCGGTCTGCGCTGGACCAGTCCGCACAGCAGCAGAGCCAGTCACAGAGTTTCCTTAGTTGATGGCCGACCCTGAACGCACGTACAACGAGGCCGTCACAGAGGCCCGCGAGCGGCTTGTGCAAGGCGGGCTCACCGCCGAGGTGGTGCAGCGCATCCGGCAGGCGCTTGCCGAAAGCCTGATTCGTCTCGTGAGTGATGCCGAGGCCGAGCGCCTCACGCCGCAGCGCCTGGAGAACCTGCGCCAGAGCCTCGACGCCGCCTTGCAGCAGTACCGAGATCAGGCCGTGGTGGTGCTGGAGCAGGGACGCCGGGACGCGATTGAGCTTGCCGTGCAGGGGCATACAGCGGGCCTGTCCGCCGTTGCCGACCAGACGGCCGCCGCCGGGTCGATTGCCGTGGGCGAGTCGTTTACCGACGTGGCGGATACGGTGCTCGAAGTGCAAGCCGTGCGCCGGGGCGAGGGCGTGGTCGGCACCATGCAGACGCTCATTACGCGGGGCGTCCAGGAGGCGGCCGACGACATTGACGAGCAACTGGGCCGCATCGTAGACCAGGGCGTCGATAACGAGACGGTGGCGGAAGACATTGCCCGCATCTTGGCCCGCGGCAATCCCGACCTGCAAGAGACGCTCAACGAGATCGGCACGGGCACGGATGTAGACATCGACCCCGAGGCCGACCCAGTTGCGCTAGACGAGGACAAACTGGACGCAGCCCGCCGCGTGGAGTACGACGCCCGCCGCATTGCGGTGTCGGAGACGAACAGCCACTACCACGAGGCCGATGTTGTGGCGGCTGTGCAGAGCCCCGTGGTCGACCTTGTGCGGTGGCGCACGTCTATGCTGCACACCGAGGACAAGCGGTACGTGCCCGACGTGTGCGACTATCTGGAGCAAGCTGACTTGTATGGCTACGGGGAGGGGCTGTACCACCCGGCCGCCGCGCCGTCGCTCGTGCATCCGCATTGCCAATGCCGCTACGAGACGGTCCTGAAAGACCCGGAAGACTACGGCACGGGCAACCGCGATTTGCCGGATGAAGCCGACCTAGACGCGGGCGACGTGGGGGAGGCGATGCGCGGCATTGAGGGCGACCGCACAGTCACCGACACCTACGCCGAGAATCAGACGCAGATGCTTCAGGACCAGCTGGGCGCCGCCCGCGAGGTGGCGCCCGGGCTCATGGGCTAAAGAAACTCCCGGAATCGACCAAAAGCCTCACGGTACAGCTCGTTTGCTCGCTCTTGCGTGACCGACGCCGCCCGCCATCCATTCAGCGTTTCCCGTTCGGCCTTGAACGTGAGTTGGACGCGAGTGCGTGCCGAGTCAATGCGGCTGACGCGGGCACTGAGTTGGGACCGGGCCTTTGCGCCGACGATGTTGCCGCTTTGCTTGTAGCCGCTGCGGGCGAGGCCCACGTCCTTGTTGGCCTCCTCCACCCCGAAGCCGCGGGCGCTGTAGGCGTCGAGGATGGCGGTGAACGCTTGGTCGTAGCTGGCCTGGAGGGTATCAGTCCGCACGGCAGGGTCGACGTTCTGCATCGTCATGACAGGCCCGGACGAGCAGGCAGTGAGCAGCAGAAGAAGCGGAAGCAGGTAGCGCATGGCGGGAAAAGGGTTGTTCACTAGATATGAGGTAGCACTACGAGCCAATGGCTGAGAAAGTTACATTCGAGGTACCGGCCGACGCCCCAGATCGTGACCTGGAGCGTGTGGAGCGGGAGGCGAGCGTTGCCCGGCGCAATGCCGAGATCCGGCGGCAGTACGAATCCTTGCGGGATGAGCATGGCCGGATGGATGCCTACGAGCAACTGGCAGACTCATTCCACGTCAGCCCGCGGCAGGTGCGGCGGATCGTGTACGGATCGTAGTTGGACATAGGTTGGGTGAACCGTGCGGGCACGGACGCCCGTGATTGGTAGCACGTTCGCCACGCGGCAAAGTGGCGGCGCCACAGACGCCTACACTCTGGACATTCTGCCTCTACCTTATGCCCCTGGTCGACATTCCCGAGGCCGACGAGCCTGTTGAGGTCCCGGCCGACGCCATTGAAGTGCAAGACGGCGAGGACCTCGTCATCAAGTCGCAAGACGAGCTGGACGACACGATCCAGTCCCGCCTCTCTCGGCAAGAGCGCACGCTGAAAGAGGAGCTCAAAGGCGACGATGAGTTCTGGCAAGAGATGGCCGCCGAGCGTGGCGTTGAGCTCCGTGAGGACGGCCAGCCGAAGGGCTCGCTCAAGGACGAGGAGGTCCAGGAACTCAAGCGCAAGGCGTCCCGGGTGGACTCCCTGGAGGAGCAGGTGGGCGAGTACGAGTCCACGATCCAAGAGACCCGCGAGGAGCGGCTCAAGCAGCACCTACTCGACAAGGCGCCGCCGGCCGCCAACGAGACGGCCCGCGAGACCTTCATCCGCGAGGCGAAGGCCCGGATGCAGTACGACGACGAGTACGGCTGGGTCGAGACCGACGAGGATGGGGACATCGCCTATGAGGCCGGCGACCCGCGAGGCCCCGATGCAGTCATTGCCGAACTGGAGGACAGCCACAACTTCCTCTTCGAGTCCACAGAGGTGTCGGGCGGCTCTGACGTTACGCCTTCTGGCGACGGCCAGGGCCGGCTTACGGTCGACCAGTTTGAGCGGGAGGTACAAAAGGCTCGCCAAGAGGGCGACATGCAACGCATGGAAGAACTGGAGCAGATGGAGGCAGAAGGTCAGATCATCGAATAGCTTTCCGTTTACACAAGTAGCTTTTTGCTATGCCCCAGTTCAACGCCACGCGGTACGCGAACCAGTTCATCATGAACCTGGATCGGCGCACCGTGGCCCGACAGATCACGAACGACGACTACACGCCGATTGAAGGCGCTCGCGCCGTGAAGGCGTTTCAGGCGTCCGACCTGGCCGCCCCGGACAAGAACGCCGACAACTCGGTCAACATTCAGAACCCGACATCCAGCGGGTCCACCACGATCACCCTGGATCAGGAGCGGGATCTCACGGTCGGCATCCCGAGCGTTGAGGAGTTCCAGAGCCAGGTGAACGTGCAGCAGAAGTTTCGGGAGCGGCAGGCCCAGGCTGGCGAGGAAGACCTGGACGACTTCGTGCTCGGCCTGTACGATCAGGCAGGCATCAACCTGTCTACCACTGCGTCGACGGCGGACGGCTTCAAGGACAAGGTACAGGAGGCGAAGGTGGCCCTGTCGGACAACAACGTGCCACGCTCCCAGCGCTTCATGGTCCTCACGCCGTTCTACATGGACCTGCTCACTGAGGCGTTCTCCGTCGACATCGAGCGGAACCGGGACATCGAGATCGACGGTTACATCGGCGAGTACCAGTCGTTCTCCCTCTTTGAGACGACCGGCGTGCAGGAGACTGGCTCTAGCCCGGGCAAGCAGCACCTTCTGTTCGGGCACCAGGCGGCCGTGACGCTCGCCGTGCAGCTCGACAGCGTGGCCCTCGTTGGCAACGACGAGCAGGCCCGGTACCACGGCGACGTGCTCAAGGCGATGATGGTTTACGGGGCCGAAACCTTCCTGCCAAGCGCCCTCGGCGACCTGGAGGCGGACGTTCCGTCCTAGGATTTACGGCGCCCCTCTCGTAGCATTCGCGGCCCGCCCGACCTGTGCGGGTGGGCCTTTCCTTTTGCTCGCTTTCTCCATGGCGTACTTCCTGCAAGGCAAGCGCTTGATGAAGTACCTCAGCGATGAGGCCCGTGAGGCAGGCCGCACGGAAGTCCGCATCGAGAAGGCAGAGGCGTATGTCATCACGCGCTACCGGGCCGAACGGGAGACCGCCCTGACCTTCGACTTTGACGCGACGGAGGGGGATGTCTTGCTGGAAGGCTGGAAGGAGCTAGACGACGGCACGCCAGCGCCGGATCAGATGCCGGACGTGCTGGTCGACCGGCTCGCGATGGTCACGGCCGACGTGGTCGAGTACCGCCTAAAAGAGGAGAAGCGCCAAGGCCTACAATCTGTCTCCCAGGGCGGCCGCTCGAAAAGTTTCGAGAACACGGTGGACTTGCCAACGCGGCTGTTTATGCCCCTAGAGCGCTTCGACCAGCGAGAAGGCGTTACGGGGTGGTGGTGATGGGATACGACGTGTTCGCCATGCATGACATTGTGGTCACCCGCCCCGAAGACACCGATGGGCTTGGCCGCTCGCAGGGGTCGGCGCAGACGGTGTACGACGGCCGCGCCGACGTTCAGGAGCAGGCCGTCACGCAGGCGTCCTCGCAGGGCGGCGTGGTCCGCGTGGGCGATGCGGAAGGGTATCTGCCGGAAGGGGCCGACTTGACGATCCAGGCCGGGGACAACGCCACGGTCACACGCCCCGACGGCACGACGTTTGAGGCGACCGTCGCGAGCGTTACGCGCCTCGACAAGAGCTTCGTTCTTTCAAAGGACCGATAGGCACTCCTCCATGGCCCGCATCCGGCTCAAAGGCCAAGCGAGCCTTCGCCGCTCCCTGCGGCAGTACGCGAGGGACGTGCGGGTGGAGTTGGCCCGCGAGATGACGGCCGTGATGGAGGAGATCCAAGACGCAGCCCGCCGGATAGTTCCGGTCGACACCGGCCAGTTACAGGGCTCGATCCAGCCTGATCCGCGCACGGTAGACCCAAATGAACTCACCGGTTCGGTTGGTACAAACGTCGAATACGCGGCGGTTGTCGAGTATGGGTTTACGGGCACGGTGAACGTGTCGGCCCACAAACGAACGATGGAGCAGGGCTTTGGGGACTCCGACAATTACCCCATGACCGTCACGGTGCCAGCACACACGCGCCGCATGGACCGGGAGGGCAACTTCTTCCTGACGAAGGCGACCCAGCAAGCGAAGCAGACCTTCAACAAACGCATGGCTGATGCCGCCCAACGCGCACGATGAGCCTGCCCTTGAAGGCACTTACCACGGCGGTCTACGAGCGCCTCGCGGGCGAGGACGGCGCTGGGCTGGGCGTCTCTGCCGACGTGTTCTACGCCGGCAGCAAGGAGGCGACGACCAGGTACGTGGCGATCCAGATTCCAACGTCGAACCGGCGCGTGACCAAGACCACGACGGGCCGCACGTCCATCGTGGCGCTCCGCTGCCACACCGAACACCCGGCGGGGCAGGCCAAGCCCCTGCCTGCGTTCGAGCTCGCTTCTGAGGCCAACGACAGCCTCCACGGGGCGCCCTTGGGTCTCGGGACGGATCACAACTTGCTCTACCTCCCCGAGCCGCAGGACGCGCCGCCCGAACAGTACGACATTGACGACGCCACGCGGGCGATGGACGTGGTGCTCCGCTACGATCTCATGACACAGCGACAGTAATCATAGACCCATGGCCGCACCGACCGACCAAGTACCCGGCGTTCGCCTGCTCACCAAGACCAACGGCACATTGGTCGGCGGGCAGACCGACGCCACGCTCGAAGTCACGTCCAACCTGCAAGAGGTGGAGGACAAGAGCGCCGGCTTCTTCAACAGGTCCATCCCCGGCTTTGACGAGTGGAGCCTGTCCGCCGACAACGCCCACACGGGCACGGGCGGGGAGCACGTCGTCGGGAAAAACGACTCCGTCGTGGCAGAGCTGACCGCCCACGGCGGGTCGACGGCCGAAACGGTGCAGGGGCTTCAAGAGCTGGACATGAGCCTGGAGGCTGACCTCGAAGAGGTGCAGACGTTTCAGACCGCCTCGTGGAAGGAATACCGCGTGACGGGGCAGAGCCTCGACTTGAGCCTTACGGCCGACTACTTCGACCCGGCCGCCGCGAACGGCGCCGCCCACGACCTCGTGCTTGCGGCGCAGGAAAACGGCGAGACGCTCCAGCTGTCGCTCACCTTTGGCGCCCTCACGATCAGCGGCGACATCCGGCCGTCTGACTGGACGCTGTCTGCGCCCGGGGACAACTCGATTGCGACCTTCGAGCCGTCCTTCCGGCACGAGGGGGCGATCACCCACTCCGGCAGCGTGGACGGCGGCCTCGACGCGGCGCTCGACGCGTACTTCAACCGCAACACGGTCACAAGTTTGATCGAGTACCAGGAGGACGGGACGGCCGTGACCGGGGCCACGAAGTACGAGGGCGACGGCTTTGTGTCCAGCATTGAGCTGTCGGGGACGCAGGGGGAGACGCTCGACTTCAACTACGAGATCCAGGGAAGCGGCCCGCTGTCCCGCGCCACGCAAGCCTAGCCTAAGAGACTCTTACTATGAGCGACTGGAGCGACCTCACCGACACCGACACGGCCAAAGACCGCGCCCTCATGATCGAGGTGCGGGGGCAAGAGGTGCCGTGGCTCGTGGACGGGAAAGCCATCCGCGTCCTGAACACCCGCCACAACACCGACCTTTCGGACATCCTTGAGGCGGCGATGGACCTTGCCACGCAGGGGGCGGCTGTTCAGGCAGAGGACGTGCCCGAAGAAGCCCTTGAGGAGCTGCCAGAAGAGCAGCGGGCGGCTGTCGAGAAGCAGGCCACGCCCGAAGACGTGATGGAACTGACGGCCATCTATGGCACTGTGGGGCGCCTTCTGTGGGCGGGCGCCGTGCGCTTCGAGCCGTCCTTGAGTGAGGAAGACGTGTGCGGTCTCGTCGGGCCGGACAACGTGACCGATCTGCCCTTGGGCGAGATGATCGCCCGCGCCTTCCCAGATGAGGAAGAGGGCGACACAGCGGGAAAAGCGTCCCCGACCGCGAGGACCTCCTAACCACACGTGACTTTTTTGCCGCGTGCAGCCAGATGGGGCTCACCCCACGGGAGGCCGACCGGATGTCCTTGCGCGAGTGGTTTGCGTGGCGGCGGGGCCACCAGCGGCAAGAGCGGGCGGAGTGGCGCCGGTCCCTTGCGGTCGTGAATACAGTCATTTCGATCATGGACGGCGACCCAGTGACCATGGACGACCTCGAAGGCAATGCCGGCTCGCGTCGGTCGTCGCAGCAAGAATATGAAGCCTTGCTCGGTCGTAACGCAGACTGGATACCGTAATGGCAATTGATGAGCTGGAGGTCCTGCTAAACCTGGACCTCGACCCACTTGAGGACGACCTAGAAGAGGCCGTCGACAAGTTCGACCGGCTGGATGGGCGGTCTACGGACAATGCACAGGAGGAGCTAGACGACGCGGCCGAAGCGGCCGACGACCTCAGCGACAAGCTCGAAGAGGCGGACGACCAGGACGTAAACGCCCAAGTTGACGACGGCGAGGTTGCCCAGCTCCAGCGGCGCCTCGCTGCCTTGGACGGTCGCTCGGTCGAGATTGACGCTGACGTGGACCGGGAGCGACTTCGGGGCGCCCTTGGTGGTGGCGGCGGTGGGCGTAACCGAGACATCTTCGGCGGGAATCGGCTTCCCGGCGAGTTGGACGAGGTGCAAGAGGGCTTCATGGCACTCAGTGCCGTCCCGCCCCAGTTGAAGGCCCTCGGTGTCGCTGGGGCAACCGCCGCGGCCGCCCTTGGGGCTGGTGCAGGGCTCGCCGGCGTGGCGACGAAGCTGGCAGCCGAGCTCGGGCCGCAGGGGCTCCAGTCGGACGTAAAGGCCGCGCAGGCGACGTTTAAAGAGGCGGGGAGGGAGTTTGCCAGCGCCTTCAGCGGCGTCATTCGGTCGGAGGTCCTGCCCGCCGCTCGCGGGCTTTCCCTTGCGCTTCAGACAATAGATGAGGACCTCGCGTCATTCAGCGGGCTTATGATCGACCTGCTGAAAAACATACAGGGGGTCGGCCCCTTGATCGGTGGCGTGGTCGGTGCTGGGCGGGCCGCTGGCGAAAGCCAAAGCAATGCCGACGCGCTCGCCCAAGGCATTGGCGATGTGCCGGGCATCCGAGAGATCACGCGGAAGATGACACAAGGCATAGAGCGGGTGCGTGAGCGCTTCGAGCGGGACCTGATTCCGAAGGAGGAAATGCTTTCGCAGATCAAGAGCCTGCGCCTGGATGCGGTGAAGCAGCTCCAGAAGCTAGAGCAGAAGGTCCCCGGCGCGTTCCCGCCTGCACTACTCGACCGTTTTGCCGAGCAGCTTCGGGAGGTAAAAGAGCAGCTCAAAGAGGTCGGCTCTGTGTCTCTTGATAACCTCCCGTCCCCGGGCGACGCCGAGCAAGTGGAGACGGCCGGCCCGACGCAGGCAGAGACAAGCCCTGCTAGTGAGGTGCCAGATCGCGTATCCGAAGCGCAAGGAGGCGGCGGCCGCAGCCTTGCCGAACGCGCCCGCACAATCCGGCGGTCGATGTTTCAGGTGCGGCGGCAGATCCGCCAGAACGTAATCACCATGGGCACCTTTGAGCAGGTCGGCACCCGCGCCCTGACCCGGCTCGGGCAGGGACTCGGGCAAGTCGTGGCAGGCATTGTCACGCTTCAGAGCGGCATCAGCAGCGTAGGGGACGCCTTCCGATCCCTTGGGAATGCGGCCCTGCAAGTCCTCCAACAAGTGATCGCCAAGCTCGCCTCAGCGGCGGCACTGGCGGCCGTGCTCGGCCCGATCTTAGGCGTCTCCTCGGCGGGCTTCGGGTCTATCTTCAAGGCGAGCGTCAGCGGCCAAGCCATCCCGCTTGCCAGCGGCGGCATCGTAACCGGCCCAACGCTTGCCATGGTCGGGGAGGGTGGCGAGTCCGAAGCCGTGATGCCCCTGAGCAAGCTCGAAAGCATGATGGGCGGCGAGGGCGGCGCCTCCTTCGCAGCCGGCACCCCTTCTCTGCAACGCGACACCATTGAGATTCCGGTTGAGATGGTCAACACGGCCAGCAACCTCGGTTCTACAAACAAAACTCGATCTGGTCGCAGCTAATGGCCCAACAGTACGAGATCGGTGCCACTGGACTGAACGGCATCCCTTACCGTATCGAAATCTGGAACCAGCAGTACACGGGCTCTACGGTTACGGACCTGCTTGCTGATGGGCAGATGATCCGCTTCGAAGGCGGGCAGCGCGAGCGAGTGGGACTTCAGCCAATCTGGGGAAAAGAGGTCCGCATCAACGTCCGCACAGACAAGGATTTATCCCCGCTGTTCGGGTTGCAGGACCGAGACGCAGAAGTGCGCGTCTTCCGCACCGATACGTCGTCGCTCGTCTGGAAGGGATTCATCCTGACGGACTTCTTTCAGGACGAGCCCCGTACTGCACTCCCTGGCGTAGAGCTTCGTGCCGTGGACGGTCTGACCACGCTGGAGGGGGACAGCTTCGATGCGCTAAGTGGCGTGTCGGATAGCGACATCGGCGAAGACGGGTCGTTTATCAGCTATACTGACTTGTTTACCGGCATCCTGTCTACGCTCTATGACAGCCCGCTCGACGTAGAGTTTGCGGTTGAGTGGTATCCCGACGCAGGCGGGCAGCTTACCTCCAGCGACAACCCGCTCCGGTACAGCGGCGCCCGCCCAGACGTGTATTACGACTCAGAGGACGGGGCGTGGTTCGACCAGCAGGGCGCCTTGGAGGACGCCCTGAAATCGCAGGGGCTTGAGATCCGGCAGGCGGTGATCGGCGGGGACCTGACGTGGCTCGTGGCCCAACCTACGGCGCTCTCTAGCGGCTCAGTCAAGACGTGGCGGTATGCCCCAGGCGGAACAGAGGACACGTCTTCCCCCTTCACGCGGGACCTGAGCCTGGACCTATCCAGCGCCGACACGAACCGCCCGACGCGGGAGTTTGAGCGGCGCAGCGAGTCGGTGTCGGTGACGCACGACCACACCCCTATTGAGAATCTTGTAGGGGACGATGGATATGAGGAGATTGGGAAGGGGAATGCATCTGGGTGGCAAATTGACAACGCTGCCACTTCATACATTGATGCCTCGATTTTGAATCACGACAATGCAGACGCCTCAAGTGTTGGGACCCCCGACCCAACCCCAAGTTCGTTGCAGCAGGACACTTATGTACTGGAGGTTCGGGGAAGCAGCCAAAACAATGCAGTAGAGTATCCCATCTCTCAAGACCTTGGAGACATTTCAGGGATACCCCCTGAGACCGCTCTGAAGTTTTCCCATCAGCTTTGGCATGAGCCGTTTGAACAGCAGCCAAGCAACGGCGACCAACCCCACCTGTATGCAGAACTAGAGATTGGCGGGTTTTACCTTAAAGAGTTTGAGGCTGGTGTACGGCAGAGCGTAAAAGGCGGGTCTGGGACGCTTCCTGTCCAGTCGCTAGACCGTGCAATACCAAACGGGACGAAACTCCCCCTTTACAACCGTACAGACTCGCCGCCCGATCAAATCCCACGGGCGTTTATTACGCTTTCAGAGCGTGCGGATAAGGGCGATACAGTGCTGGTGGGAGACATCAGCCGAGACGTAGACTCAAAATGGTCAGTAGCCTACCTCGGATTTACGAGCACCGCTTACGACTTTGCGCTCTGGCGCTGGACGAAAAACCCGAACTCATGGGGGCGAGTTGAGGCGCGGGCATTTGCCAAAGACCCAAACGGGCAGCCACTTTCTGGGAATGCGACCCTGCGGATTGGGGGCGCTGCCCTTTATGGAGAAACGAATGCCGGAAGTGTTGTAGACCGCCCTGCCTTTGTAGATGACGTAACAGTACAGCTTACCCAACAAGGAAACGAGCTTACTGCGACGACCAAAGAGGGAACTGTTTCAGAGAATGGACAGAGCCGTGATCTGTCTGTTTTGCTCTCATCTGGACCTACCTCGCTGAATGCCCGCCGCATCAAAGGCGTAGGGCCATCTTCTGATTACGAGCCTACTAATTGGGGCGTCGGCGTGGGCGGCGGGTCTCTGTCGCTTGCCGGCTTGCAGGCCCGCGAGCGCCTCCGTTACCTGCGGGAGCACCTAGAGCGGCAGCAGCTTACCGTCTACGCCCGCGACAAGTCGCCGGTCGTGACAGGCGAAGAGATTGTCCAGTTCGACGGGAAGACGTGGCGGATCGCTGAGTTTTCGTCTGATCCCGCGAGCGGGGAGATTGGGCTGACGCTGATCCAGCACGCCGACGCGGGGACGACGGATCTGAGCATCGCCACTGTACGGGATACAGAGGATAGCGGCACCTCTGGCGGCGGCGGGACCTCAGCGGCAGTTGGCGGCGGAGGCGGCGTGTCTACCTGGGACGACCTCTCAGACAAGCCGACCGTCCTCACGCCGCCTGGATTCAGTGCAGGGGATTTCCCAAGCGCGGAGCAATTGGCTTCTGCCGACATCGCCTCGGCCCTGAGCCACAGCCCCGGCCTCTCAGGCGGCATCCAAACCACTGTACGCGCCAGCGCCACCGACGATGCCCTCGTGACCGAGCAGGCGGTGGCCGAAAAGTTGGAGGTTGCCCAAGAGGACCGAGAGCTGATTTCAAGCCGTCTCGTCCAGACACAGGCTGACATTGACGCGCTGGATGCAGTGACCGTGCGACGTTCGCGGGAGCTTATTGCCGGAAACGCTATCGGGCCGCTTGGCGACCTGTCCAAAGACCGCACGGTGACGGTTCAGGAGGAGGACCTTGCCGGGACGTTCCTCGCGCCCGATGGAAGCGGGGCGCTCGCCGTGCAGACAACAGGCGACCTCGTAGGGGATGGAAGCGGCAAGATGCAAATTGGGCAGTCGGTCGTCCAGACGCGAGAGATTGACGAGTCGATTGCGCCGACGTGGACGGGCGTGCATACCCACGCGGCAGACATTGAAATGCAGAGCCAGCAGGTGCGCTTTGACGACGGCGTGCTGCAAGGGGACGGCAACGGGGCGCTCGAAGTCCTCAAGGCAGATGAGTCCAACCAAGGCGTCTTGCGAGTAGACGAGATCGTGGCGCATACGGTGACAGTGGTAGACGAGATCGACCAGCGCAACGTCAATGACCTGCGGGTGGAGGACCAGTACATCGTCGTCAACGAAAATCAAAGCGGAACGCCTGGGCTAGACGGCGGCCTCGTGGCCGAACGAGGAGGTCTGGAAGACGCCTACATCGAGTGGGAGGAAGGATTGGACGTGTGGGGCACGCGCTTGGAGAATGGCACTCTCAAGCCGATAACGCTCCGCGACACGTCGATGGCGGATACGGGCATCCCGTACTGGAACCAGCAGGAGGAGCGGATTGAGACTGATTCCGACCTGAAATTCTTGGCCGATCAGTCACAGCCCTTTGAGGAGGACCCTGCGGGGAAGGTGCAAACGAAGGCGGGAATCGGCCATCCTGATTACCTGACAGAGAAGCAGCATTGGTACATCACGCCCGGTGGCCTTGGGGACTTCCGAACGCTCTTGGCTGACGAGCTTCGCGTTGAGGCGTTTATAGCGGAGGTCGAGGAGGCATTGGCCGGGAGCGACTTTCTCACCAAGAGCTTTGCCACGCTGGATCAACCCTTTAGCCTGCCATCATCGAGTCCGGTGGGGACGCAAAAGGACCTCACCGTGCAGGACTTAGACGGCCTTGGGGCAACCCCGGTCTTTGGGAACGACACCTCGCAGCAGGACGACACGCTCCGTCTGCGTATCACCGACCGTTCGGGCGGCGGCTTGACCGTGGCCGACGTTTGGCTGCGTTGTATCGCCGGAAGCTACACCGACAACGGCGACGGCACGCAGACGTGGACGGTGGAGATTCTGCAAGCAGGGGACGCGGGGATCGGCGCGGAGCTGACTGCACCGGAAGGGTCTGTTGTACTGGACTATGGCGTTCCCGGTGACTTCTTGATCGAGCGTTCGGTCCTCAATCCCGATAGCGGCGACATTGCGCCGTATGATCGGATGCTTGCATGGAAGGACAATGACGGGGACCGCATTCCTGACGACTATGAGGTGCTGAACCTTCGTGGCCGTTTGGACGGACTAAGCAAGGCATACGCTTCGGGCTTCGGCACCTACACCGAAACGGCACGCTTCACGTCGGACATTATCGTGGGCGACATTGAGGCGGGGGCGGCGGGCGACCAGACGGGGAGCTACTTGCGGTTCAGCGATAGCGATGGGCTGGAAGTGGTCTATGGAGATGGCTTCGATGGGACGGGCGATGGGCGGCTTTCCAGCGCGGTGTTGCAGCTTGAAGAGGACGTGCGCCTCTTGGCAAAGGAGCAACTTCAAGAGGGACAGGCGCGTGCAGGGCTGGAAACTCGCGTTGGAGAGCAGGCGGCAACCCTTCGTTTGACCGCAAAGTACCAAGAGAACGAGTCAGAGTTGAGGCTGCGAGCAGACGATGCCACCAGCCGCATTGAGCTTGATGCAGCAAAGACGCTGATCGACAGTAGCCTTACGCTTACGCAGACTGACTTTGACACAGGATCGGTCACGATTCGCGTGAACGCAGGTGGGGATACGTCGCAGTTCCCCACGACACGTCCTGACGGAAGTGGAAGCCTTCCGAAGAAAGGCGACGGAGGGCCGCTCCGCGTGGGCGACATGCTCATTGATACAGGTGATGGAGACAAGCCGTACACATGGACAGGAAGCACCTGGACCGACTCTTACACTAAGATCAACGGTGATGATATTACCACCGGGACCATTGATGCCAAACGGATTGATGTAGAAAACATTCAAATTAGCAATCTTGCGGGGGCAGGAGACTACCAAACTAAATCTGAAAATAATGTTGTCGTTCGTGGTTCATACGGCGGAACAAGCAACTTCCCGGCGGATCGTCCAAGCAGTAAGGGCGGCGGGGATTGGCAAGATGGTGATGTAGTAATTGATACGCAGGAGGGTGATAAGCCTTATACATACGATGGAACGAGTCCTTATGATGCATCAGGGTGGACACAATCATACACAGCTATTGATGGTGGCAACATAAACACCAACACTATTGAACTGGATCGGCTCTCGTTTGCAAATGCCGAAGAGGGGTACATTGATGCTCAGTATCTAAACATCACCGCGAGCGATCTTACGATTAACAGCAACACGACATTCTTCGGCGGGAGCGGCATCCCCGGCGATGCACTTCAGGGCGACTACACTTCTCTTGGGGATGAGAGCCAAACCTTTCGCCAGTCATCCCCGGCCCCGACAAACGACGACGCAAATGGCCGTGACTTGCAGAAGGGTGACGTGTGGATTGACACCAGCGACGGCAACGCACCGCACGTCTACACAGGAAGCGGTTGGGAGGCGTCAAACACAGACATTCCCGGCGGTTTCCTGGCCGACGACTACACGGTAAAGGGCAGTGAAGCGCAAACCTTTCGGCAGTCAGAACCGCCAACGGATAGTGACGCAAGTGGCCGGGATCTCCAAACGGGGGACCTCTGGATCGACACGGACGATGGCGACAACCCGCACACGTACGACGGGACGAATGACCAATGGGAAGCAGCTTACACGAACATCGACGGCGGGGACATTACCACCGGGACCATATCTCTCAACCGAATCGACTTTACGGTAGAGAATGGGAAGATTGCCGCCGAGGACTTGGCGATCACAGCGAGCGATCTTACGATCTCTGGCTCGTCCAAGAGCGACGTGAAGAACGCAGTCCTACAACTCGAAGACGACGTGCGGCTTCTCGCGGAAAACTTGACGCAGGAGCAGGAAGCGCGTGCAGGGCTAGAGCTTACGGCGAGTGAGACGGAAGCAAGGTTCGAGGCTGATGTAAAGTTTGCGGGCAACACCGCAGCGATAAGCCTCCTCGCAAACGACGACGGATCGAGCGCACGGCTCGCTGGGGACTCGATTATTCTGGACGGGGATACGATCATCACCGGGTCCCTCACAATGGACAACACAAACGACCCGAACGGGGAGATCACAAACAGCGCGGGGGACTTTAGCCTCGATCAGAATGGTCTTTCCTTGAGCCGTGGAGGGTCGAGCGGGAACAAGGTGACTTTTACCGACAGCGGAACAGAGAGCGGATACATTAACCTGAACAACACCATCCTCAGCGATGCGCTCCAATTTGTAGCACATGACAATTTAAGCATGGTCTTGCAGGCTGACCAGTCTATTTCTTTGATAAGCAAAACTGGTGCAATATCTTTTGATGGCGATGGGGGGCAGCACGAATTTGGGCAGCATGGCGGAATAGTTCTGGACACAGAATTTTCTGGGGGTACAAGTGAATTTGAGCCCGTTCTAAAGTTTAACGGTAACACTGGGACCGACAATACAATTTTTGATAGCCACCCCCAGCCCGACGCAGGAAATGGGATCATTTACCTTTACCGAAATGGTTCTGACGTGGAACTGTACGCAGCGACCACGAACTCCGATGGGTCCAACTACAACAAAAATAAGATAGCAGGGTAAACTAAAGCGCCCCCAACGGTCTGTGCGCCTTGCGCGCACACGCCCCCGCGCGATTGGTCGGAGTTCTCCGAAAGCGATGGGCGACCCAACCCTACCCGCCATCGACGCCATCCAGAAGCTAGACAACCGCACGCAGGACCACGAGAGCCGCATCAGCGCACTCGAAGACAAAATTTAGTAGAAACAAATCTCCTATTTGAAGGTTTAATTACTAACCAAAAAGATATATACACGTTATGGCTACACAATCAGTCAAAGACATTCTTAACGCGAAGATTCCCAACCCTGCGTTTGTTCTGCGACCGTCCGCAGCAGTTCCGCTCCCAAGCGGAGTGAATGTTAAACGCAGGGGAGGCGACAACGTAGCGCGGACGCTCAATCCATTTAGCGGCACGTTTAAACAAGTAGACCAAGATACACCCCGCATATACGGCTCCGATCAAAACCTCTTGATTGAGGGAACGAATAGAACAAACAGATTGCTTTACTCGACAAACTTTGGAAGCGCGAATTGGGACACATCTAATGGGGCCACATTCAATGGAGACAAAAACTCTGTAATCTCAGAAAAGTTTGCCCAATCTATTGGAAGTGGCGGAAGCGATTTTGCACAAATTAGACAAAACAGTACATTTAATTTAACAAATGAAAAAGAAAATCTATATGCTTTAGTAGAAAAAGAAACTGCCGACAAGTGTGCGGTAATGATTGAGGATGGAAGTAGCGGCGAGTTAGGGGTGCAGTATGACTTTACCACAAACACAGCTAAAGAAATTCTTGTTGGTTCTCGGCCCGCTAAGACAGGTAGTGTCGATTTCAAAGTCCTTTCGGATGCGTCTCAACCTAATGGGAGAGACGTGGTTCTAATATCCATTGTGTATTACGACGCGACCCAAGGAAATAGTGCTAGCATCAATTTTTTGCCGGACCTAACAGGGTCGGCCAACAGCACAATTTTGCACCACGTTCAGCGCACTTTAGGGCGGGAAACTCGCCGTCCGATTGTGTCGAACGGGGCATATAACTCCGTTTCTAATTCTAATGTATCTATTGAAAAATTTTCGGAGTACAATGATGAGGAGGGAACTTGGTTGTTGTCTGTGGAGCCAAAAAGTTTTTATTCAGAAGGATATAATAGAATTATAAGTCTAGACAACATTGATCTTTGGGAGAATCCCGGGGAATACCCCGTTGAAGTTAGGCTCAACATTCCCTCTACAAGTCTTGACCCGTCCGACAGTAACGGGAACGGGCTGATGCGCAGTTTTCAAGAAAACAGAATTGCTTTATCGTTTGACCAATCACGGGCATCTGTTAGTCTAAATGGCTTTCAATCTTCTATAACACACAGCGACGACCTGGGGGCACACAGCGGAGACATATTTTTGGGCACAAGGAGCATCGCTTCAACGTACTCGCAAGTTGCCTATATACCGCGCAGAATATCAGATCGTGCTGCGAAAGCGTGGTCGCAAACGTAGCAGCTCACTCCCCGAATCGACGCTCAACCTGCTTACCAGCTAATCATGGCAGACACGAACCTAAACAAACGCCTCCGCGAGATGCGCGAGAAGTACGACCGCAAGGCGCGGGAGGCGGGGACGGAGAACCTGCGTCACCGCTTCGAGGGCATGAGAGATGCGTATGAGAACGCAATCGAACTGGCAGAGGTCACGGGCGGGCACTTCGATAGCCTTTGACTGACTCCCCCGGCTAAAGCCGGAGGGGTTATTGCCTTCTCGCGCTCTACCAATACTCTAACCACCACACATCTACCGATGGCAACCCGAACCCTCACGTACCGCCAGATCACCGACGCCTCGCGCCTGCTGGACCTTGACCCTGACTCCTATCCGAGCGGCGTGTTAGAAAAAATCTTGTGGAACCGTAAGGCGCTAGAGCCTCACCAAAGCACCTGGCAGCGGAAGCAGATGAAGGTCGCCCGCCGCTACGCCGCGAGGGAGGGGGAAGAGATTCGGCGCGTCGAAGAAGGGGAGGAGGTGCATCCCCTCGAAGCACAGATGGGCGTGCATCTGACCGACCCTGTGGCCGCCGACGAGGCGATCAGCGAGCAGGCCCAGGAGCAGGTCGAGGTGGACCTTGCGACGATTAGCCTTGAGGAGGCGCGGCAGATCGAGACGCCCGGCGAGGAAGAGTTGAGCGAGATGGAGGAAATGGAGCAGTGGGCGTTTATGCTAGAGCTAGAATAGCTCGGCGTGATCCTCGTCCAGCTCGTCGTCCTTGAGGCTACGCAAATACTGCTCGGTGGTCGAGACCGACTGGTGGCCGAGTGCGGCGCTGATCTTCCGCAGCTCCCACCCCGCTGAGGCCATCCGGTTCGCTGCGGTGTGCCGGGCGATGTGTGTGGTCAACGTGGAGGTGATGCCGACCTTCCCCGCGATCTTCCGCAGCTTTTGATTCACGCTGGCGTTGACCCGCTGGGTTGCCTGCCGGATGCCTTCGTCAGTGTCTAGGTCTTCCGTACGGTAGTCTAGGAAGGGAAAGACGAACCGCTTTTCGCCCTGCCGGCCCGCGTACACCTCAAGGATGGACCGCGCTTTGGGCACGAGCTTGACGCTCTTGGCCGTGCCTGTCTTGAGCATCTGATACTGCACCCTGCCGTCCCGCAGGTTGTCCCACTCCAGCGAGCATACATCACCCCACCGCATACCCAAGAGATACATTTGCACGAGCCACGAGCGGAGCGCGTGTGCGGCTGTTGTCTCGCGTCGGGGGTAGGACACCAGCCCCTGATCCATCGCTTTACGGCGCTCCTCTAGGGCCTCCATTTCGGCGTCTGTGAGGGGCTGCTTCTGCGTGCGCGACCGCGACAGGGTAATGTGCTGGAACGGATAGTCGGCCTGCTGCATCAAGCCATCCCTGATCGCCAGATTGCACATGCGGCGCAGCGTCCGCATCGTCTTGTGAACGGTGGAATCTGCGTTCCCGAGTTCGGTAGACTCCCACGCCATCATCTCCTCCAACAGTGACGCGTCCAGCTCGCGGAAGCCGATGTCGGCGCGGCCCCGGGTCTCCCCGAGAAAGCGTTCAAACTTGCGGAGGGAGGAGGAGTGGTTGCGGCGGGTGCCTTGATTGTCGTACACCTTCTGCACCCGCTCCAAGGACCACGCAATGAAGTCGGGCTGCTTGGCTGGGGCATCGTCGCCGGTCAACTCATCCTGCACGCGGCTTTTCAGTCGTGCGGCTGTGATGGGCACGGCACTGGCCCGCAGCTTCGTAAGCGCGTCTTGCGCGGCGCTCTCGACCTCTCGGAGACGCGAGTTGATGTGGTCGGCCTCTCGGTGGCTTCTGGTGACTTTGCCATCCCGCCACTTGCTGGGCTTGACTTTGACGCCTGTGCTGATAAACTTCTGGTTGCCTTCGTGCTCGATGCGAAGACGGACAGAGGCGAGGCCATCCTGGTCTGTGCGCGAGCGGCAGTCGAGCGAGACGGTCGCCACGGCGGGGCAGGAATCGGGTCAGAGTAGGAGCACTCATAGAACCTAATGCGCCCAGAGTGATCCGTCAACCCTGCCCTCAGGCGCCGTAGACAGGTGTAAATTCCGTAGATTTGCCTTGACACGAGGAACGCGGCAATCCCCCCGGGCCTACC